GTAGCGAAGCTAACGCTTCTATCTAATCCCTGCTAGCTAGGGCGGGGGGCATTGGTGTCGGGTCTGATGCTCCCCATTTTATATACTAACCCGACATAACCCTGACCCAAGGAACCTGACAATGGACTTAAAGAACTTAACACCTACCAGTGATACTGTGGACGTTACTATCGTACACCCTACAACACTGGAACCTCTGACTAACGATGATAAGTCAGAAATGACCATTACTATGTATGCACCTCACTCTAAAGAGTACAAGGGTATCCTGCATCATCAAACTAATAAACGGCTTAAGCAAGCCCAAGGAAAGAAGAAGGTCGATATTACGGCTGAGAGTATTGAAGAGGCTACCCTAGAAGTGTTAGTCAAGGCAACTAAGTCTTGGAATATCACATACGATGGTAAGAAGCCTAAGTACTCTGCTGACACAGCCAAAGAGATTTACGAACAAGTGTTTTGGATCAAGGATCAGATTGAGGAGGCTGTAGCTGACTCACTGGATTTTACCAAGGGCTGATTGATGACCTAGTTGAGTTTGCTGAATTTAACTTCAAACTTAATCAGCGTGATGAATCTGGAACCACCGAGAGAGAACACTTGGAACAAGTACAAAGGCAGACAGGATTAGAACTTAAAGAATTGGATGGACCCGACTTCCCAACTCTTGTGGCTCATATCTGGTCTGCCTTTATTTCATTAAGCAACTCAAGAACAGGTGGCTTTAGTGGCCCTAACCCGATAACATACGAACAAATAAAAGCATGGAAAGAACTAACTGACACGCCTATGACAGCTTGGGAAGTAGAAGCGGTTAAGAGGCTTGACGGAGTTTATATGAGGGTAAATAATGGCTGATGATGTAATCTCAATTAAGGTGATAGCTGAATCATCATCTGTAGATAAGACTAACAATAGGGTAGACAATCTTGCATCTACCCTGTTAAAGACCGTGAAAGAGATTAATAAGGTAAAAAAAGCCTTTAAGGTATTAGACAAAGCGGCTAATACGGGTCAAATCTCCATGCAAAAATACTCCCAACTATCTGACACTTTAAATACAACAGAAGCTAGGCTGTACTCAAGTATAGGTAAAACTACTACTGCTGTAAATAAACAAAATGTCGCATTAAAAGCTACAAAGCCAGCCGCCACTAAAGCCTCATCTAGCCTTAATCAAGTTGCTACCTCAAGTACTAATGCCGCTGCTGCTGCTGCTAGGTTTGCTAATCAACAAAGAATGGCTGGTAAAAGCACCAACAAGTTTGGCATGGTAACACAACAAGTAGGTTATCAGGTTGGTGACTTCTTTGTACAGGTACAGTCTGGAACTGATGCCTTGGTAGCCTTTGGTCAACAGGGTACACAACTTGCTGGCTTACTTCCCGGCCTTGCTGGTGCTATTCTTGGTATTGGGTTGTCGTTAGGTACAGCATTACTGAGGGCTGGCCTAGAGGCTAAGAACCTGACAATAAACTTTAAAGCTATTAAGAAGTCTTTGGGCGATGCCTTGAGTCCACTTGAGCCTATGATAGACGCCGTATCTTCTGCTTTTTCCTCTCTAGGTGTAATTGCATCTGACGTAGGCAATATTATATTAACACAGTTTGCTCGTATTATAGCGTACATTACAGCAGCGGCAATATTGCTTGCAACTAAACTTGTAGCGGGGTTTATTTTATCTGGTAAGGCAGCTACAGCGTTCTTTAGGATACTTAAGGCGGGGTTAATATCCACTGGGATTGGCCTTTTTGTAGTTGCTTTAGGTGAAATAATTCTAGCCATGAATAACCTCATTATTGCTACAGGTAGTTTTGGCAAGGCTATGAGAGAAATAAAGACGGTGTTTAAAGCAATATGGGAGTACGCGGGGGCAAAAATTGATGTCTACGCACAAAAGTTAAGAATCATTGGCCCTGCATTTAGGTCTTGGATGATGGGCATTGTTAATGTTATTATAATCGGGGCTGAAAAGGCCATAGGCAAATTAATAGATATAATCAATGTTGCCCTAGATAAATTCG